AGTAGTCTTCGAAACGAAGTCTTGTGTCGTGCTCAGACTTCATGTACCATAGGTAACCTGAAGCACCGTCTTCAGAAGTAATCTCGATCCATCCGATTTGAGCCATGTCAGAACAGTTAACAGCGTACTTATCTTTGATGATAATAGGCTTGTTGTCGAAGATGAAGTCATCAGATTCTAATGATTCAGACATACCATCAGTTCCTTTCTTGAACTCAGATCCGTAGATCCAGATAGTACATGCAACACCAGCACCCATTGTTTGACCACCAGCTTCGTAGTAAGCTACATCAATAGTACCAGCAGTGTAATCTACATCAGTAATAACAGCTTTGTTAGTAAAGTTAGATCCAGCAGTGTTATCTGAAATCATTACTGTTTGACCTATTCTTAGTGCTATACCACCTTGACCAGCAGTAGTAGTACCTCCACCTGGAATAACAGGAGTAAGGTTGTCATTGATTGTCCATGTAGCAGTGTCTTGTGCAGCAGCCGCAGCTGATGAACAATCTACATATTTAATGTTCTACATATTTAATGTGTAATCTACCTTGCTCTGCCCATTTGATCATGTCAGAGTTAGTAGGCATTTCAGCTCCTACCATTCTTAAGAATGAAGAAACTGATCTATTACCATATCTTTCAAACTCTTTTTCATAAGTATCAGGAAGATACTGATTTAAAAAGTCAAAGTTGGTAATGTAATTTGACGAGGTTGGAACTCTTTCCGCAGATGGGATTAAGTTAAAACCTGGAGTTGGATTTACAGCCATCGTTTTAAATTTTTAATGTTAAACTTTTTTAATACTTTTTATCTTGAGGCCCTTTCCACTACTTGTGTCTCCGACAGCACGGATCTTAAGTCCGTTTTTGTTCATAGACTGAGGGGCTTTGCGAACCATATCAATGTTTTTTGATTTTTTAGAAACATCATCAATAGCTTCCGCTTTACCTTGCTCATAGAAAAATTTAGCAAACCTTTCAGGATTCATAGCAATTGACATTGCTCTATGGTATCCTTGGGCGTCTTTCATCATTCCAGTGTCAGCATCTAAATAAGGTTGTATAAAATTATTTACATCCTTCTGCTTGTTGAATAATTCCTGACCGTCACCAGGTTTGTAGGTATATTGTTTGTCGTTGACAGTAAAATTAAAACCTTCAAAATCACTGCTAAAAACCTCTTGGCTTTTATCAACAAACCAGTCATACCTCTTTTTCATTTGCTCCTCACGAGTTTTGGAGTCCTCTACATAACTTTTGTAACGATTAAACTCTTCTCTTTGCTCCGGTGAACCAGCCTCCCCGCTTGACTCAAGAGGGATTCTAAATTGTTCTTGTTGCTCCTTGAAGAACTTTTTCGCTTTCGCAAGTTCTCGTTTGTGTGCTAACTTACGTTTTTTGATATCTCTTTCTTCATCGACATCTTCATCATAACCGAATCTGTCATCCATAAGATCTTGAATATCGATCTCATCTAAACCTTCTTCAGTCTGAGCGTAATAGTTAGCAATAACAGAATCAGCTTCCATTTCATCATAATCCTTTTGAAGGTTCATGTAATCCTGGATACCTCTTCCTGTTTCTTTTTTATATTTAAAGAACGCTGAAACATCTTCTGGTAATTCTTCATTTTCCTCTCTTTGAGTAAATAAATCTTCAACAGAATTTATTTCTTTGTTATATCTATTCTTGATATACTCAAGAACATCTTTATCTTCTAAACCACTTGATTGCTCTTGTGGCTCTTCTTTAGTTTCTGTAGTAGTTTCAGTATTACTACTTACCTCTACTTTATCAGTCTCCGGTGAAGACTCCTCAACATTTAAAGACTCCTCATGTTTATTAAGAAGCTCCTGTTCAACTTGTTGAGTTGATTTTTCTTCAACCGATTCCACAGATTTTACTGTGAACTTAGGTGTTTCGTTGTTTTCCATTTTATTAAATTTAATTTTTTACAAATTTACTACTTATTTATTTATTTTTTTTAGCCTTTCTTTCAGACTTCTTTTTAGCTCTATATGTTTTCATAGCTTCTCTTTTAGCTTTACCCTTTTTCCAAGATCCAGCCGCAAATCTTTCAGCCCTCTTCTTTTTTTTAAACTCATAAACCTCCCCAGCCTCTAAAGCCTCTTTATAACTCTGTGGTTTAGCTTTTTCTTTTCCCTTGAAGGTTATAGAAGGATAAGCTCTGTAAACTTTTTTACCATCTACTTCGCCTGATCCATAAGTCATTTTTACAGTAGCATTTCTCCCTGACTTATTTCTTTCAAGATTTCTTAAATGTTTTTTTCTTTTCCTTTTTACAACCGGCATATTACCTTGGGTTAAACTCAGAGAAATCAAATCCATCTAAACTATCTTCGTTAGATTCAAAGTTTATAGGAGATGTATTATTTTTTCTCTGCTGTATCAACTTAGACTGTTCTGTGTTTGCTTGGCTTATCCTTTTAGATTTACCCTCTTCACGCATTTCTTCACGAGCATCCATCTGAGACTGCTCCATACCTTTCAACTGCATGTTATAATTAAATTCAACCTGCATTAACTGTTGTTTCAATGCTGCTTCGTTTTTCATCTTTTCAATAGCCATAGCCGCCTCAGCTTGCGCTATCTGCATTTTAGATTGTGTTTCAGCTTGCATTTTCTGCATAGCTGTTTGAGCAGCTGCCTGTTGAACCTGCATTTGACCTTGAGCCGCCATCTGTTGTTTTTGAGCCTCCATCTGCTGCTTTTGAGCTGCATTCTGCTTTCTCTTAACTTTAAGAAGCTGATTAGCCATCTTAAGGTTTTTCATTTCTCTAATATCAATAGCATCCTCTAAACTGATATCTTTTTGAGATAATGCCATTTGAATGTTTTGCTCAAGCAATGCTTTTTGCTCTTCGTCTGGAGACATCTCAATAAATATACCAAAGTCATATAGGTAAAGATTTTTTATCTTTTCCAATATACCTAAGTTATATTTACCTATCTGCATTGCAAACTCATCTTTGAAGTCTGCATATTCTAACACGTCAGCGATTCTTAATGATAAAGCCTCCGCTAATGTTTTAGTAATAAATAAACTACCATCTAATATGTGTCTTGTAGCAGTGTTAGAATTTAAAGCTGCAAGTTTTTGAACTCCAACTAAAGAGTTAGGATCTGGAGTTGAACCATCACGTGCTTCATTAAGTCCTGTCACAGATCTAATCATATTAAGGTAATGATTATAATTACCAATAAGCATTTGCATTTTAGAAGCACCACTATTGGATGTTAACTGTGAAATAGGAACTTTAGCATTATTAAACTCACCGTCTTGAGTATAGCTTCTACCTACAACAGAACCTGTCTGGAAATATAATCTTAAAGCATCTTCTGGATTGTAAGCATTTCCTGTACCTAAATCTACTTCGTTTAATCCATCAGCGTCAATAAATACACCGTCTGGAACAACTCTATTTACAACCTGCTGTATTTTTAAGTGTGTTATTTGAATAAGGTCTGCAAAAGGAACCATTCTTTTTACTAATGATTCAACCACTCCCTTATACATTCTTGGAGCGCAAGCCACATAATTAGACATAGCAAACTGATTAGCTGAATTTGGTCTAACCATATTTTTCATCATATCCCATTTTAGCAGGAAGTTGGTACCCATAACCATTACTCCGTCATACCAAACATCTATTCTTTTTTCAACTCTTTCAAAAGAACCTTCTTCTTGCATCTCTTGTGGAGGATTAAACTGATCATCTTTTTCTACAGTTTTAAAACTTCCATCATTCATTTGCTTTTTCTTATATACAAAACTGTTTGTTGTTTTGTAATTAAAATATAGCAACGTACAAGTGTCTTTAGCAAACATACTGTTTGCATATATCTGACCAACATTATAATAGTTGTACCAAGCCTGACTGTACTGTGATATTTCTCTTAAATCATCCTCAGTAAGATCAGGGTTTATTTTTAATAGTTCTGTAATAGGTACATTCTTAACTTCACCCCAATAGAAACAATCTTTAAAATAAGGGTCTTCAGTATAACTGTAAACCACGTTTGCTGGGTCCACATACTCTACACGTATTCCGTCACCCTCCTGAAATGTATGTTTACAAACACCCAAGCCTAAAGTTGTAATATCATAATCAACTCTTTTTCTGGTTTCACTATAATGACTTTCATCAAGCATAGTGTTAATAGCTACTTCATTAGCTATTTCTACAGATGGTTTATAATTCATCTGCATATACAATTCCATCTCTGTATCGTTTTCAGGAAGTTGCTCTGGATCTACTTCAAATGGATTAACACCAAAGTCTTTTTGAATCTGGTGAAATAATGGAGCCGCAATCATGTTTTTTTCAACCATGTTTTGGAACTCGTTTCTTTTTTCAGCAGAAAGAGCGTCTTGAGCGTAGCACTTAACGTCAAACAATCTGTCAGACATTCCGTTTACAACTATATCAACAAACTTAGGTATGATAGGAACAGGCGTCCAATCTAAGTTAAGATAAGATAAATCTCCATCTATCGCTAACTCATTTTTATACTTAGCTATAGATTGCTCTCCACGAGCGTATAATCTTAATTTGTGAAATTCTAAAAATTGGCTATAGAAACGACAAGACATCCCATCTCTTCTAAACCATTCATATTGTATTGCTTGACCTACTTGTAATCCAAACTCTTCTGTGGCCTTATCTTTATCGGACGCAAACTGATCTGGAAAGGTTGCCGCTTTAATGTCTACTTGGATTCCTTTCATATTATTCGACTAATGCTGCTACTATTGTTGTATCTTGCAAAGTTAATACTTATTTTTGATTTTTGTTTAGAAGGTGTGTATAAGTGTTTCTGATTAGCCATAATTGCTAACCCTGAGCTTATAGCCGCATCAAACTTAGTTCGATTGCTTATATCAAACTTAGCCCAGTCCTCCAGAGTCTTCATAAATAACATTGATCCCATATCATCTTGTTCTCTGAAAGAACCGTCTAAATCCATACCTACATATTTTTCAATATAGGATTCTATAGCGGCTGCGTGTGATTGCTTTACATCTTCAGATGTGTTAGGAATACCACCTAACTCTCTTTCTGTTTTTGATAATTTATTATATACTTTATCAGGCCTGTTCATTGAAAAACCTCTATAACCTCTGTTTTTAAAATGATAAAGAAGTCGAGGTTTATTGTTCTCAGCCAACAAAGGCATACCATAAAAGACACAAGCCATCAATACTTCTTCAAAAAATATCTCGGCTGTTTGTGGTCTGGCAATATACTCTAAGAAAAACTCATTACTTGGAGCTTCAGCCATATTGAATTTTGTTAACCCATGTAAAGAACCGTTAGAACCTTTACCCACGACAACCCCCGATATATCATAGGAGTCACAACCAAAACAACCAATGTGTTCGTTACCCGGATATTTACCATTATTCTTTTTAATAACATGATTTTGTAATCCTGGGGGTGGTGTCCAGCTGACTAAAAACCTACCCCTTCTATCTGGTGTCCATATAACTTTAGAATCTTTTATTCCATCTTTCCAATGAAAAGAACCTCTGGTTAGATGATGATCCATAATTAAAGAATCATTGTAATCAATTTGTTGGTATATTTTTGTTAAGTTAAATATAGACTGCTTACTCTCATCTCTAAACGCATGAGATTCAGATCTTGGGAACTGTCTGTAATACTCATTTAAAGCATCGGGATCTTGAGATAAAGATTCAACTTCATTTTCCCAATAATCAATAGCGCCCATATCTATATACTCATCATCAATACCAATGACAGGTTCGTCAGGTGTTCTAAGAACAGGAGCCCCATACTTATCTATAAACCCTTCCATGTTCCACTCCATTGGAATAAATAAATTATACAATCCGCTTTTAGTTTGCCCGTTAGAGTTACGCTTGGTTGGGTCAGAATCCATATATAAAGACTTGAAGTTATTACCTCCTTTATCTAAGGCATTTGATGTAGAACCCATCATACACTTACCTATAATCTTTCGACCTAATCTCAAACAAGTTTTTGTTACTCTCCAGTTATTTAAAATATTATCAGGCTTTTCCCACTTACCACTTTCATCGTGTAATAGCAGTCTTAATTTTTCACCATCATAACTGTTGTCTCCTGTGTTTTTCCAGTCAATAGTTGTATCAAGACCTTCTAATTCTGTATCTTCTATTTGATACATGTTCTTTTTTGTAATCTTGGACGCTGGAACACGATAGGCAAGTTCTGTTTTGGGTTTATCCATACCATCCTGAATAGGTTTGAAAAAGAATGGGTAGTTGTTAGATATAGGAACAACTTTATCGGTAAACATTTTTTTCGCATCCGAACCAGTTTTAGACAATATACCTACCCTTGCATCTTTAGTTATGGTAGCCATATTAACACCTTCGCTTGAACTCATGAATGAAAAACCAGAACGTCTAATCTTAAGATAACACATTCCGAAACTTCTTTTGTCTGCCTTGCAAGCTTCCCAGAATATATAAAAGATTCTATTTGCCTCTCTGAAGTCAGGATGCCCCACATCAATTTTAGTCCATTGTAAATACATATAATGGGTTCCTGTTATGTAGGTGGGTTCTCCATTATTCATAAACCAGAAGCCATATTCTCTTCTATCAAACTCTTGCTCTATATAATCAACCCATTTAGATTTGAATTGATCTGGAGTATCGTGCCACTGGAATATAGATTTAATTCTTGAAAGCTCTTTACTATATTCAAAAGGCTCCCAGTATTGGTCTGCTTTGTTTTTAGATCTTGAATGTACTTCTTGTGGAGGCTTTGGTAAAGCTATTTTTAATCCATTTATTTCTATCACATCCTGAATCTCTCCACTTCGTGAAATAACTACAACATCATACTTAGGATTATATCCATACAGCCAACTCTTAGCTCTGTTTTTGTTTACCAGAACAGACTTAGGAATAAACTTATCTAACTTCCTATATAAATTATTTTGATCTTGACTCGGCAAATCCCTTTGGTTTATTACTCTTAACTTCTAATGTTCCTCCTTCTAACAACGTCTTCTCTTCTTCGATTCTTTTCAATATCTCAAACGCATCAAATATACAAAGCTTTTTAGTGGCTGCCGCATTTTTTAATCTATCAGCAGCAAGCTCATCATTTGGGTCTGGCTTAATAATATTTTCTTTTGCTACCTTTATAAGTTGCTTTACAGCCTTTTCTCCGGCTTGTATTATCTCTTCTCTTATTTCTTTATTATTCATACTTATAAAACATTACATAAACTCTACGACCTTCTTTCCAAGATTTATTTGGATATTTACTATGGAAATAACTTGAAGGATAAGATATAATTCTATTTTGCTCGTATCCAACTACAGAGCTCAATCTCCACATATCCAAGTTCTCAGCATCAATATTTATCATCTTATCATAATCTTCGTTAGATATGTTTTTAGGAATCTCTGTGCCATACTTGTGGTGCTCCCATAGAGCTGTGCCATGAAGGTCTTCTCTTTCTCTGGGTGACATATATAATACCAAAGCACGATCAGGCTTTTCACCAGCTATATTTAAGTCTGAATGTATCCTCCAAGTAACATCCAACTCATCCGTAGACTCTCTAAAAAAACTCAATATATTACGAAGTTTTTTACCCTCAATCTCAGACATCTTATTTAGTATATAAGTGTCAAACTCTTTCGGTGATTCTTTTACATAAAAATCTTTTCCTCCAGAAACATGTTTTACAAAAGCTCCATCATTAAGATAGTTTTGTGCTATAATAAATAAATCTTTATCTACAAAATTGTCTACAAAATATATCATAATATCATTGTTATATTTTCAGTAAACATCCTGTACACCTTTTCTCCTTCAACTACAAACTCATATTCGCTATCTGGCTGAAAGCAAATCTCATCACCTTCCTGCACCCCTAAGTCTAACAACTCTTGATTGATATACTTCATCACTCCAACCAAAGGCTCTTCTCCTCTTTTAAATATATACGATTCTTTTGCGGGTATAGGTTTCACAAAACAATATTTTCCATGAGCATTCCACTTACCGTTTTGTTTATATAAAAAGAACTGGTCAGGATCAATAAAAAACAAATCATCTTTAAAAAAACTTTTACCACTTCTCTCTCTTCCCTTCATGTCATTATAATATTTAAAAACATTATGATGAACCAATAAGGTGTCTCCTTTTTGTATAGGACCTGTATAATGTAGCGGTGTTTCAATTACTGTAGCAAATCTATTTGAAACGGTATGATCTTCTTTAGAAACACTGGTGATAAAATCTATATCACCTATCTTTTTAATATTATCATATCGTCTCTCATTGTATGCTTTTACGATAAAGCTAAATGGTGACTTCATTAAAAATTAATATTAAATTCTAAAGATATAGGTAATGTTTTACGAAACTCTTTCCAGAGATATATTTCGTCTTCTTTTTGAATCCAGATTTTATATCCTTCCTCGTGTTCTTGTATAAGGTGTATGATGTGGGTATTTCCTAAGATAGGTTGCCCAACAATGTAATGCATAGCGCCAGACTTATAATCTGCGCCAATTGATATTTTTCTAATGTCCATTTCATTTGATTTTAATTTATTGAGTATATCTTACAGAAGCAGCAAGGTTACATTGAAGCTTATCCGAACTACTTCCTTGATCTGCACTAAAAGTCATAAAATAAGCTGTCGCTGGTTCTAACTTCTCAGTACCTCCACCTACAGATGTTAAATCTATACAAGTAAAATCACCAGCAGTATTTACTACGCCACTTCCATACCAAGCTCTTGCATAAGTTCCTTTAACGCACTCAGCTGTTTTCCACAACTCAAATGTAAATGTTACCCCAGATGTAAAACCAGCTGTTAAAGTTGAAGTAAACGAAAGGCTTATAGCCATAAACTCTTGATCCTCTGTTGTAACACCAGAACTTCCAACTCCAGGATTTATAAAAATTAATCCTGCAAGATGGTTCTCTTCTGTCATAGCTGTCGCTAATGCGTTAGGAGAAGATGCTCCAAGATTATTCTCCATTCCTACACTCCATATACCAGGTCCATTAGTAATGCCTTTACGAGTCATATAGTCGTTAGCCGACATATTTATTCTGGCCGCTCCAAGCTCCTTAGTAAGCATATGCATTGGACCGTTAGAAGTCCATGTACCGTCACCAGCAAGAACAGTTGTAGCTGTACCGCCAGCTGGAACGTAACCAACATTAGCACCGCCAGCATAAGTGTGAGGTGTAACAACAACCGCTCCTGTAGTAGGTGCAATTGTTTGTGGAGAACCTGTTGATGCAGATGGAGCCGCTTGTGAAACAGATGTTACGCCACCAGTAGCTAAGGTAATCCATTGCAATCCCGTACCTGTTGAGGTAAGAACCTGACCCGCTGTACCAACTGAAGAAGCGCCATCCGTAATGGTTGTTGCGTCCATTGTACCTGTAGTGATAATATCTATAGTAGCACTGTTGCCTACAGTTAAAACTTGTTGCAGGTTCTGAGAACCTGTTGATGCTGCTTGCCAAGAAACTCCGGTAGCAGTAGATGTTAAAACTTGTCCAACTGTTCCTGTCCCAGCTCCGTCATATAAAGAACCACTAAGTACAATACCAGCTGTTGAAGACGTTGTTCCGTTTGCTGTAAAAGTATTTGTTCCGTTCCATGTATTCCCTCCATTAGAAACAATAGAGCAGTTAGCTGCGAATGTAGTAACAGATGTTCCAAGAAAGTCAATACCTATACCTGTTGCTGTATTGCCAGCAGTTAAAACTTGCTGTAGCGTTGGTATTGATTGAGTTGGAAGTGTACTCCACTCCACACCTGTCCCCGCAGCATTTACAGTAAGAACTTGACCTACAGCACCCGTACTACCAGAATAATCATTAATTACAGAGGTAGCTCCAAAGTTTAATATAGAAGCAGCTCCTAAATTAATATCATCCTCTGTTGTAATAGAACAGTTTGCTGCAAGAGTCATATCTGTATTATTAGACAATGCTAATGTTTGAGCAGCACCCTGCATAGTGATACCAGCTGTGGTAACCATAGTGATGTTAGTAGACGCACCTACTGTCATCACATCTTGTAAATTACAACAAGTTACAGATGGAGAGTTAATCCATTGAAGACCTGTTCCTGTGGAGGACAATATCTGTCCGGCTGTACCCACAGATCCAGCAGCTGTAATAGTGGTTGGATATACTGTACCTATTACTGTAATATTACCAGTAAGGTTTATATTTTCAGTAGCTGTATTACCTGTATCTAAAACAGATTGTAATCCTTGAAGAACACCAGTTCCACCAATTATATCGCTTACTAAAAATGTTACCGTTTTATTTTCGTTGCTAACATCAGTTGCGATCAGTAAGTCATCCGCTGCTGGGGTGACCGTAGGGTATACTGTAGTGTTTTCAATTTTAGCCATCTTTCTTTATATTGTTACCTTTCTGTAAAGTATTGATAATTTTAAGGTTCCGTCTCCTCCAGTAGGATCTGCTATACCACTTTGAAAAGTCAAGCTGTTAGCTCCTCCTGGTAAAGGATATTTTGATTTAACTGGACCTACAGCGGTATTGGTTTGATTTACCGCAACCCCATTAATATCGGCAAGCGCATATTGCGTGGTTTGTGGAGAAGCCAATCCGTTATTAGTTATAAGCATATCACTACCACCAGCAAAAATATAAGGGGTAGTGCCAAAGTTGTATTTTTGGGTAATACTAAGAACAGTTATAAACTCATTAGCTCCACATGTAAGAAGAACAACAGGTTGAGTAAAAGATGTTAAAAGTTGTGCTGAAGTTATAGTAACCTCCAAGCTGGATGTACCAAAGTAAGACTGAAAGTCGCTAACCTTAGCTGTTTTAGTTTTATCATTATCATTAACATCTGTTAAGATAACAAAGTCATCAGCAGCAGGTATTACATTTGGATAAACAGTGGTGTTACTTATTTTCGCCATTTTCTTTTTTCTTTACTTCTCCTGTCTCTAAATTTATGACAGCATCGTGTCCGTATGTTTCCATCAAACCCTTTTCTAATTTCGTGAACTCATCTTTTAGCTCATGAACCTTTAGTATAAGGTTTTGTTTTTGTAATTCAGCATCTCCGATCTGAGACTTAACCTGGTTAAACTCTGCGTGAAGATCCTGTAATCTTTTTAGTTCTTCGTCTTTGATTTTTTCCATTTTAGTAAATTTAAGTTAATATTGCAAAGATAGTAAATTTATTTAGTCTTGCTGCTTACTGCTTCCTCCAAAGAAAAAGTCAATAATAGTGTTTACTTTAGCTGACATAGCTCCAAAGGTTGTAGAGATAAAACCTATTTCATATTCTGTTAAAACTACAGTGTGTAAAACAAAATATTGAAACATAACATAAGTCAAAGCAAAGTAAGCTATAGTGAAAAGACCAGCTAATATCTTTTGAATAAAAGCATCGTCTTTATATAAAGATCGTGCGTCTTTTCTATCTTCTACCTCTTTAGCAAAAGCTTCACGCTCTGCTTCAAGTATTATTTTTTTTAATTCTAACTTAACCTTTTCTCTTTCTTCATCGGTTGTAATTACTTCGTCCAGTATACCTTCAGCGTTATCAACAACCTTACCAAAAAGTCCTCCTAATAATTTATTTATCATAATCAGTATATTTAATTGTTACTTCTTCTCCGTTAGCTATGGCTTTTGCAATAGCAGGATAAATCCTTTTATACGCATTAACACTTTTTCCAACAAACCCATCTCTGAATATTTGATTGTTTTCTTGGACATCGCCCACGATGAGGCATCCAGAAGTGTGTTCGTCAGTGTTCCCAGTATGAATAAGAATATACTCAAAGCCAGGGACGTCAGTAATATGAAGCATACCACGGTGTATGCCAGGATATTTTTTAGTATATCTTTCATGAAATCCTCCTTCTTTTCTTAGTTCTATCTTGTACGTTCCGGCAGGTATTCTTGTTTCTCCTCTTACTTTTAAAACACGAGCCTCGTCTTCTAAAGTATAACATAAGAATCTTCTACCTACATCTGATAACTCAAAAAGCAGACCGTGTGTGGAGTCTGCTTCTGAACTAAATCTTAATACTTCTAATTCCAAATTTTATTTTTTATACATTCTGTAAAGCTTAACAGCGGTATATGCTATTGCTAAAGCAAGAGAGATAAATGTTAAAACTTCATTGATGTTGGCTAATGTAATACCAAACGCTCCTGCGTTAGCTCCTACTACTGCTACTGTGTCTTTCACTTCTTGTTGCATTTTTTAGGTGTTATTTGAGATCCAAACGATCCTTCCTCCCCATGTTGCTGTCTGTGTCCATTTCATGAACACAAAGGTAACAAAATTTTTTATTAAGTATTCATAGGTTTTATACCTGTAAACAACCTCACTAAAGGATTAGCTTGCTTTGCTGCATCTACTCTTTTTTTAACTGGATCATAAACATAACCTGATCCTCCTTCTTTAGTTGTTGGTGGTTTAGGTACTGAGTCTGAAGCCATTTGTAGCGCACTTTTCTTTGGCTTATTCAAATCAACATTAGCAACAGCTACATTCATATTACCTCTCCTGGAGGAATCTGATACCGAAGGTTGCGTGTTATAATTTAATCCATCACTATTTCTTTTGGCATTCTTCAAAAGGTCTCTGTGAGTTTTATTTGTCTTATTGTTTCCGTTGCTCATAATATTAAGGTCTTGGTGGTGGTGTTGGCTGATTAACCCAGGCGTTTCTGGCGGTGTCCCTGGTGTAGTTGTTCATGAAATCTTTGTCAACTGTGTTTCTATCTATTCTATTATCTCTCAACCAAACTGTAAGGTTAGGATTTTCTGTGGTGGACTCCCAGTGAACTATAGCTGACCTCCGGTCTGTTGCCCATCTCGTTGTATCCCAAGAGTCTTCTTTTACCCAAGAAAAATCTAAAGTTCTCATTGCTGTGTCTGGTGCTACTACATATATTAAAGCCATATATTAAGGTACGTCTGTGGATACATTAGTAGCATCCATGTTAATATTAGTAAGTGTTATTGTTCCGCCAGAAGCTGCATTTGGAATAGGATCAACATAAGCTCCTGAAGGGTTAAACATTCTCCACCAGTTAGTTAAGTTAGCGCCCATGCTAAGATCCCCCAAACATTTCTTATCACCAGCCATATTATTGTAAAGCTCTAAAACTTCCCCTGCGGTAAGAGCTTTGTTCCACATAGAAACTTCTGTAATGTTTCCCTCAAAATACTGACCAGAAGCATTTCTACCAACATAAAGAATACCGTCAGTACCAAAGTTTATAGTTGTAGAAGAAACACTAAGAGCGTTTGGCGTTCCTCCATTGGCATACCAAACTGCATCACCACTTCTGTCTACTGAATATACAATGTGTTCCCACTGATCTGCCACTGGGGTGTGAGGACCATAACCATCATTCCAACTTGTTCCTGTTCCTGAACTTACCCACTGAAACTTACTGGTAGATTGATTGTAATATATACTCCACTGTGTTGTTCCACTAAACTTTCCAATGATTCTTTGATTTACGCCAGCTCCTGACGGGTCTGGTGTTTTAATCCAAAAAGAAATACTAAAATCAGAATTTCCTAAAGAAGGAACCGCTGATCCTTGTTGGGCTTCTGTAACCCCATCATAAGAGCATGAATATACTGTAGGGCAGGTTACTGCTGCCGAAGAATGTGGCTCAGTAAATACTTGACCCGCTATGCCTGCTCCAATCCCTGTAGGCATATTACCAGAGAGCTACTAAGTTAGTTGGACTG